ATGAACAGCAACAGGCTGATCCTGAGAATCGGGCAATGGCTAGTGACATGCGAGTGGTTAAAGCTAAAGATTTGGGTAACGGACGTACCGAAGTAAGTTGACATTCAATCTTTTCCGTAGTATACTTAGTTTGTGCAGAGAATAAGATTACTGCACAGACATTAACTTAAAGGAGAAAACAATGTCACAGTCTAAAACGTTTAAATTCACATGGGTACCTAACTCAAAGTCAGTAACTAAAAATGATCTACCAAAAAATGAATTGGATCAGAAACCCGGTTATATCGACCAAAACAGTATTTCTAATCTTGTAAAAGATTTTAAAAATAGTGAAGCATACAAGGAACTCAAAGACTATCTAAAGTCTGATGAATATAAAGCTGAGTGCAAGGGTAAGCCTCAGCAATACAATCAAATGCCCAAACTTGAGCGCATTCCAATCATTTACTTGTTCACTGCTCTAGCAGTTCAACGTAAGATTGACTGGGATCATTTGGTACGAATTGTCACTACATGGGATAGTCGCCGACCAGCAACGGTAAACGTCATTCGTTTGCCCGGTACAAATACATATTACATCACTGACGGTCAACATACTGTTATGGCAATCGCAATCAGAGCAATGCTTGGATTGTTTGATGATGTTGATAAAGCAAAATGGGAAGACGTACTTGTTAATTGCCAAGTAGTAGAAACAAGTGACTTCAGTTTTGCACGTGAGCATTTCTTAGGTATCAACGGTGCCGACAAGTTGCCGATTCTTCCCTTCGACATTCATAAAATTCATGTGTTTGGTAATCGCCTAGACAACAGTAGCCAAGAAAAATATGTAATGGCTACTCGTAAGCAAAAAGCATTCGAAGAATTTAACTTGACACCGGTTCACCCTGAGAGCATTGAACGTTTTAAACCAGGTTCAGTTGTTCACGCTAACTTAATTAAAAAATTAGAAGTTGACGATATCAAATTCTTTGGTGAGAATCACAATACTTACTGGCCTCAAGAACCGTTAGATTCTATCGAAATGCTTCCGTTTCAAGATTTGCGTAAGCGTCTTATTAAGGAAGGTGCAGATTTCAATGCCCCTGAATTCAAAGAGTTCATGCGAGACTTGAATGCATTAGTGAAAGAAGTAGCCGGTGGTTGGGCTGAGTTTAAAAATCTTACTCAGAAACTTTACCCTGCATATTACAAAAAGGCATTTAAAGATGATGCAAAGGGATGCCCGGCTGATGCGTCATTGGTATTGTTGATGCAACTTTATAAAAAAGCAGGTGGCACATATCAGTACGTACCTAACAGTTTGATTACTCGCTACCGTGAGAAGAAAACAGAAATGTTTAATCAATTGGACTCTGCTAAGAAGGAGTTGTTCAAATGACACAGGGTTTGTATGTTGTAACAGTGTACGGCAAAATTAAACCGGGAATAACTAGTAATATAAAAACACGTATTACTTCTTATACTAAAGGTAACAATGAAGCAATAATCTCGGCTTACTACCAAGCAGTCGATGGGTATGATGAACATGTAAAAAACTGTGAAAGTAACCTTAATCATCAGTTGTTTCCATTCTTAGAAAACCCGCATAAAAGTCACAAAGCAAGTGAATATGTAGATCCAAAACATACTCACATAGACACTAAGTTTGTGACCAATCTGATTGAGGATCGAATTAAAAGTCATCCTTTAAAGATGAAAAGGTTAAAACAAACGTTTTTGCCCATAACACGATACAATGTCAAATCTATCATGGAAGGAATCAAAAACTTCCCTGACAAGTATTTGGAAAACATTTAACTTGACAACAATGAATAATATGCTGTATAATATACACATATTATTCATCTACCTAAGAAAATATGAAATACGCACTCATTGACACTGCAAATACATTCTTCCGTGCTAGGCATGTTGCATCACGCAATAGTACCTTAGATGAAAAGATCGGCATGGCTCTACACTTGACACTTGCATCAGTCAATCAGGCTGTGCGTAAATATGGAATTGATCACGTAGTCTTTTGTTTAGAAGGTAGGTCGTTTCGCAAAGACTTGTATGCACCTTACAAAAAGAATCGTGTGGTCGATGCACAATCAGTTACAGAGGCAGAGGCTGAGGAATCTAAAATGTTTTGGGATACGTATGAAAAGTTCACTACGTACATCAAGGAAAAGACCAATGTGTCTGTATTGCGGCATGAACGTGCTGAGGCTGATGACATGATTGCAAGATTCATTCACTTGCATCCAAATGACAATCACTGGATAATTTCAACAGACACAGATTATGACCAATTAATTACTGACCGAGTTTCAAGATACAATGGTGTAGGTAATGAACTTGTTACTATCAATGGCTATCTCAAAGAAAACGGCAAGCCCGTTATTGACAAGAAAACTAAAGAGCCTAAACTGTTAGAGGACCCTCAATACTTGTTATTCAAAAAATGTATGCGCGGTGATGCAAGCGATAATGTGTTTAGTGCATATCCCGGTGTACGTGAAAAAGGTAGCAAAAACAAAGTAGGACTTATGGAAGCATATGCTGACCGTAATGCACAAGGATATCGGTGGAACACGATGATGTTATCACGTTGGCTGGACCATGACGGTGTTGAGCATAGGGTGCGTGAAGATTATGAACGCAACCGCACATTGATTGACTTGAAGGCACAGCCACAAGATATCAAGGATGCAGTTGACGCACGTATCAAAGAGAGTGTCCGTGTTGATACTATTCCACAAGTCGGAATTCATTTTATGAAATTTTGCGGAAAATATGAACTTACTAAAATTTCTGAACAAGCTGAAACTTATGCTAAGTGGCTTAATAGCCCATACAAAGGCCCGTTACATGAATCACATACTGCATAGACAAATCTACTCTGGACTATTTGAAATTCTCAAAGACAAAGAATTATATTATTACAGTTCTGTAGGGAAAGGTTACAGTCATTTAACCGAGCCAGGTAAAGAGGCTGTAGCAAAGTGGATTGACTTGATGGCATGGGAAATGCTTGAACTTGAACGAAAAGAGTTAGATGCACGTGCTAAGAGACTTGTGTGGGAAGAACTTAAAAAATGAAATCAATTACTCTTAATCGTAAACAAATTAACGACCTAATTCAAATGGTAACACATTTTAACGAGGTTGACGAATTCACAATTAAATGCGATAATTCAAATGGAATAGGTCCTGTAATTAGTGTAACCTTTAACTTGTTTAATAAAAATCCTACAACAGTGGATATCAGTGATGTAGAAAGTTGGTAATGTTTAACATTTCAGAATCAAAATATAAAATCAAAACTGTTAATCGTGATGACAATATGTTTTATATCAGAAACGGTATCACTATAACACCTAGAGCAGCATTTGAAATTTCTAAAAGTTGTCCACGTGAATATGGTTTAATTTTATCCGAATGCATTGACAGGGGTTGGATTAAACCTATAGCATACATGCGTGATGATGAATATATTTGGGAAAGTTTAAAAGAATGAAGAAAGTATATTATGAAAAAATTGGACGTCGGTATGTGCCTGTGGCTGAGTATGATAATGACCTTTTGGATAGTTTCCCTAAAGGTAACCACTTGGTCTGCGTATATCCCGGGGGAACATCCCGTAGGTTTAAAGTGGAACCTAACCATGCCGCGTTGATTGCCGCAGGGCGTGTAGCAGAAGATGCTATGAGTCGGGCAATTAGTAAGGCTAGTGAGTTACGACCTAAGCAAACTCCTATTACAGAAGGTCAACGTAAAGCATGGAATGAATTAGCCAAAGAGTTAGGTGATGAGTTGGCAACATTAAACATTAATAGTGCCCGTGATATTGCCGAAGCTGGGTTGAAGGCTATACAAGATGAAGCAGAAAAATTGATGACTGTACCATCAGTTAAAAAAGCCTATGAGCATTTTCTATTAGTAGCAGAATTAACAAAGGAGCAAAGCTATGATTGATGCAGTATTATTTTTGTTGGTTCTACTTTTTATTAAACATTGGTATATTGATTTTGTCAACCAAACTAATGAAGAAGTAGCAAGCAAAGGTATCTATGGCGATGGTGCTGGTCTGGGACATTCAATTAAACATGGCTTTGCCACACTGTTATGTATTCTTTCAGTAACAGGATCACAATTCTTTGGATATGCAATGATTCTAGCATTCATTGATTTTGTTGTGCATTATCATGTTGATTGGATTAAAATGAATTACGGTAATCGTGATATCACAACCCCTGCTTTCTGGAATCATTTAGGGCTAGATCAACTTGCACACTATTTGACTTACTTGTTTATTGCAAGGATGATTGTATGAACGAACGAATTGAAAAACTTGCTGAACAGGCGTTGAACGAATACAAGGCAACATATCATAATGAAGCCAAGATTCCGGAAGCATACTTGGAAAAGTTCTCCGAGTTGATTGTGCAGGAATGTATCCTTGTTATTGAAGAAAACGCCGAGCATATTCACGCCGAAGGCACAATCGAAGCAATCGTTAATTTAGAAAAACATTTCGGAGTTGACTGATGACTTACATTACTAATAAACACAACAATATTACTCTTCCCTACGAAGAAGGTTTATTAGAATGGTTGCACGAAAATTATCCAAACTCTCAGTACAGAATTGTCACAAATGAATAAATTTAGACCGCAAGATATCAGTACTCGCTACGTTATGCAACAACGGCGCATTACCGGCCGTGCTAAAAATTATAACTGGCAAACTCGCATTAAATGGCATCCTGCTGGTTGGAAAGTAAATCAAATCAGTATCGGTCGTAGATTTGGTCAACTACATTATCTGGCATGTCACGCACCACTGCCTATACAAAAGAAATGGCAATCAGCGTATAATATCTTTATGAATAAGCACTTTGCACATAAAGGCAAAGCAAGCATAAGATTTTTGAACAAATGGACAGCACATAGGTGGCTATAATGACATTAGCAGAATATTTTGCATTACATAGATACAAAGCCAAATACGATATAGGAGACAGAGTATTTGGTCATTGGAAGAAAATTCCATTTATGGGAACTGTTGGTAACGACACTTTAATAAATGAAATCGAAGGACCTCGCATCTCCATACATTTGGATTTACCAATTAAGTATGAAAATACAATTCATAACTTTATAATAGTAAAGCACAAAGATATAAAAAAACTTATTTCATACGAAGAAAAGGACAACCATGACAAAGACACTAATAGCAAAGCCAGTAATAAAAAATCAATTTTGGATAGTAACGGACGGCAAAGAAAAGGTCGGTAATGTAATTGCTGATGGTTCTGGATTTGAAGTTAAATTGAATGGTAATAAAAGCCATTTTAAAAACACTACTGCTATACAGAAACAGATTCATATAGAATTTCAACCTGCACAAAATAACAAAGTTACCAAAGATACCCCTTTTGCTGAGTTTCCTACTACAAAAAAAGTGTGTAATTCAATACTTGATATAAAAAGAAAAATACATTTATACACTAAAACCCCCAAAAGTAAATGTTATTATGCCGCAGGTTGGTATCTAGTGTATCAAGGTATTGATCCTATTGTAACTTTTTGCCCAAAATATATCTTTATTCAGCGGTATAAGTACTTGGGACCATTTAAAACTGAAAACGAAGCAGAAAACATGATAAATAGTATATGATTCATATAAAAAGGTTTATTGATAAAGTTTCTTACATAGAAACTAAACAAGGAAAAGACGTAGTGATTCCTGTCTCGGAGGCAAGAGGATTGCGTGATGAACTTGCTAAATTATTAGTAGACCGATATGAGAATACTGAAAAAATGAAAAACATACCTGATGTTATAGAGGTAGAAATCATCGGGGGCAAATTTTAATGAGTAGAACACAACCAAAAGTCTTACTTGAACTAGTAGACAAAGTAACATATAAGTGTGATCAAATTGTAGAAGCATCTGGAATTTGGGCAGTGTTTTATGACGGACAACCTATCAATCTAAAATCACAGCATTACTTAGATAACGAAGCAACTCCTAAATATAAAAAAACAAGTTTTAGTAATCCAGGACATGCTAGAAACTTGTGTAGGAAATTGAACACACAATTCAAAACAGATAAGTTTACTGTAGTGTTTATGAACAACGGTACAGTAGTGTACCCAGATGAGTCATAATAAAACTAAAAAACAAATTATCACTGAGGCTGTTTTACAACAGCTCCCGCCAAATAACGAACCAATAGATAAAACTATAAACGAATGGTGGTTCACCCGTTCTGGAGATGGATTGAGATTATCTACACACGGTGATTTATGTTTTAGGCTAGCAGAGATAGAATTTTTTGATTTACCATTAGAAGTCAAACAACCTAACTGGCACAAATTTATTATTGATTGCAGTAAAAAAATCAAATGTCCTTATTTCATTGGTGTAAATGCAAAGGAAGAAAAACAAAAGAAAGCCTTTATTAGATTGTATGATAGCAAAATTGCTATGCTTGTACAACTATACGGAGACTTACAAAGCTACTTAGAATCTATTAAAGTTAGATCCGCTTAACAGATTCAACTGGTATATGAAACACCTGCATTGAACGTGATAGGTTTTCAATTTCGGTAAAACAACCACCTTCATCTACCGTGACACAGTTTCCATAGCGAATACAATGGTTAGTTGAGCAGCCATGCAAGTTTTCAACAACTACTCCGTTATTGTCTATAACATTTGATTCAGATAAAATGTTATTATCAATATTATATTGACGTTCTAAAGTTCTATAGGGATGATTATAGTTAATCAAATTGTGAAAATACGTTGATGCATCTACTACTGTATTAAAATATTTTACACAATTGATAATTTGATACTTGCCGTCATCACGACGGAATCTTTCGAGGCTACCTATACGGTGCTCATTAACTAAAAACTTTTTATTCTCGTTAGCAAACTTCTGTCTATATTCATCTCGTTCTTCTATCGTACTCAAGCATACGTCTTGGACAAACAAATCCTCAGAAGGATTAATGAATATAATTTCTAAACTAAACATCAGTTATTTATCCTACATTTTCTATATGTATTTAATACCAAACACCTTCATTACGCATTCGTTTAATTAATGTAACCATATTGCTACATATGCCAAAGCATTTTAATTGAACAGTGCTAAACAAACTTTGATCTTTTACCTCAGGTAAAAAAACAATACTAGTGTTGTTTATAGCAACAGTTCCCGGGGTGATTAATTTTCCACTGCTAGTTTCAGTTGGGGTGTTTTCTTGTAGATTAGAAAAATAAAAATAATTTGGATATAGATTAGCAGGTTGACTAGAAATCCAATCTCGCATTTCAGTGTTTTTAGCATTAATCCAAAATCTAGGTCCTTGTAAATATTTTTCAGTTACCTGAGTAATTGGTTCGTTTGTACCTAAATATAGTACCCCATTAACTCTCCAAACATCGACTAGGCAAGAAAAACCAGCATTAAATGCCTTACTTATTTGTTTGGGAGTATTAGCATCTTGATAGTTTTGACCATCAAAGATTCCTTGATAAGATATAAATAACATCTATTATTTATCTGCAAAATGTCAACGGACATCTATGGTAGCACGTTATATATATGTAGACAATAAAATCTACAATTTCATTAATCTCAAAGGAAACCAAAATGAAACAAATTGCAACTTTAATCGCTACCCTAGTCGCCGCAACCGCTTTCGCCGCAGAACCTGCAAAGAAGCCAGCTGACAAAGTTGAAGCTAAACCAGCCGCAACTGCACCGGCTGTTCCTGCTAAAGCAGAAGCACCAAAAGAAGAAATGAAATTAGCTAAGAAAAAGGATGCTCCCAAAGCAGATACTAAAAGTACACCTGCCAAAACAGAAGCGGCTCCAGCAAAAACTGCTCCAAAGGCAGACGCTAAACCAGCTAAGTGAAGTAGATGATGGCGATAACTACAATATAGTCGATTTAGACTTTCATCGTGGTTATAGTCGTCCTAAACTAGTTAGTTCTAATCTATGGGATGATGATACGGAATTACCCGATCATATTACTAGTAGACTAGCACTTGCAAGAATAAAAGCATTAGAAGTATATAATAATAAATATGTGTTATGATCTTACCTACGTTAAAACTATCATTTAAGTGTCATATGTATGCCAGATATACCGGTATAGATAGTGTTAATAAATGTTTAAATAAAGAACACTTTTTAAATTATCCATATAAGATAGAATATAAACATAATTCTAGAGGTTTCAGAGGGCCCGAGTGGCCTTCTGATATTGATAATGTATGTTGGTGTATAGGTGATAGTTTTACTAGTGGTGTAGGACAGCCATATGAACATACATGGCCGTATGTATTTTCAAGTAAATCAAATATTCCAGCAATCAATGTATCTATGGACGGTGCTAGTAACACTTGGATTTCCCGTAAAATAATAGAATTACTAGAAATACAGCCAAAATATATTATCATTCAATGGTCATATATTCATCGTAGAGAAAAAGATATAGATATAAATGTAGATAGTAAAAATCATATTAATTGTGATGAAGAAAGAACTATACGGTATTCATCTGAAACGTCTGAGGACGACATGCAAAACAATATTGATTGTATTAACTTGGTCGAAGCTAATAAAAGAAATACAACCGTTATACATACTTTCATACCAAAAAATGTTCCTGGAAAATACAAATTAATATTTAAAGACTTGATTGAAAAAATGAATATAAACGTAGTTTGGTTTGACCAAATTGACTATGCAAGAGATTACTTGCATTATGATATTAAAACCAGTACTGACTTGGCAGAAAAAATCATAGCATCTAAATATATAAATATTTAACAGCAGTATGTTGTATAAATAGTTATGAAGATAGAGTTCTTTATAAAAACTCACACACTTTAAACACACACATAGGAGATATAAAATGTTTAACACAGCAACTTACGCCTTAGTTGACGGCGTTTCAGACTTCAAAAAGAAATTCGTAGAACAAACAGTTCAACACGAAGGCATCAAAACAGCATTGAATTCATTCGTTGATGCACAATCAAACTATACAAAAGCAGCCGCAGATGCAGGAATGCAATCAATGACGGCCTTGGGTATGATTTTCACAAGCAAAGATTTTTACACACAATTAGCTGACCAGTATAAAGCAATGGTTCCTGCTTTTAATACTGCTAAAACTGCAAAATCTGCAAAGGCAAAGTAATGAAAAATATTCTAGGAACATTAAAAGCGTTCCTAGGTTTCTCAGAAACCTATGGCACTGAGTTAGAAAAATATATTGTCGGCCGAAATCCACAAGATTTAAGCGACATTGAGCGATTGACCTACGAGTTCCATCGCAAACAATCAAATTGGAGATTTCTATGAACACACTTAAACAACTTTTCAACAGCCTCTTAGAGGCAATCAGTGATATTAAAAAATACAAAGCGAGTAAAATGCAATGAACCAATGGCAACCAATGACCGATGAAGATTGGGAATGGGTCAATCATGGTACATTACCAAAACCAATTGACGTTCCAGTCAAAACAAACTACAATTAATACACATACACTTTTAAGGAAAACAAAATGACAGACTCTAAAGATTGGGCACCAAAATTGCCCGAAGTTAAATTTAACAAGAATGGCTATGAACTACGTACAGATATCTTGGCTATGGCTAAGGATCTAGTAGGTCAAGAATACGCTGTTAAGTTCCAAGGCTGGGAAATGAGTGCGGAGCGTGATACAAAAACAAACCAAATTATATCCACTGTTAAAATGCCCGAGTTTCCGGGTCTAGATAAGATCCTAGAAACTGCTGAAAAAATGTACGGCTTTGTAAATCAAGGTCAATCTAAGAAGTAATTCTTAACAACCGAAGGCTCTTTTATGAGCCTTCCTTTATGGCTATAAATAATGGTATGAATGTACTAATACTAACCCCTGATCGTGTAGGAAGCACCCTGCTACAACGCTTAATAACCATATATATGAATGCACATACATATGATAAACCTGTTATAAATCTACATGAACTTACCAATGGGTTAGAATCATATTACAGCGATATTTATAATAAAGAGATATTAGGAAAACCCAAATCAAAAGCATGGGGTTATTATCAAACATTAGAAGAAGTTACAACCCTATTAAGAAACGCCGATCACTACAAGACATGTCGTTTGGCTAGATATCATATTGTTAATAGATTTGATTCATTACCAGATCAGGTGCAATTTTATAATTATATCAATGAAAATTTTTACGTTATATCAGCACGAAGAAACAATCTATTTGAACATGCTATCAGTTGGGGAATTCATGGAGTATCAAACAAGTTAAATGTATTTACTCACCAAGAAAAAATAGACACATTCTATAACATTTATAAAAATGGGGTGACTATTCATCCAACTAAATTAACAAAGCATCTAAATGATTATAAAGAATATATAAATTGGTGTGATACTTATTTCAATGTTTCTTCATATTTTGATTACGAAAAAGACTTAAAAAATATTGAAAAATATATATTAGGACTGGATATCTTTCCAAATCAAGAACGCAAAACATGGGAAGACATATTTGATATCCCCTGGACTGATTGGAATAAATGTCATAAGTTAATTAGTGACTTTGGCGGGTCCGATGTTAAATTACTAGAAAACAATACTGTTACTGATTTAACTCCGGCTGTATTACAAACAAGTTTAAGTTTAGTTGACCAAAATTATTTATTAGAACACGGTGCAAAATATATGAATGCACACAATGGAATAGCGCAACTTATTTTCCAAGGCGCTTTAGTTACCAACGTTCCTATCAAGTTACAAACACTAGCGGAAAAAAGAAAGATAATTAAAAACTTTGATGAATGCGTTGATGTTTATAATAAATGGGTAGATGATAACGGAATGGGCATAAAATATACACATGACGAGTTGAAATTACTTTCTAACAACGAAGTAAAAGAATGGTACAAAGAAGTACCGGAAACTTTACTACTAAAATAATACTTTTATACCACTTGACAATAAATCCAAAGTGTGTGATACTTTGGACATGAATAAATTAATCCTATTATCTCTTTTATTTCTTGCTGGTTGCGGTGGAGGTGGCGGATCACAACCTCCTGCGACAAATGGAATAAACACTACAGCAGTAGACACATCATGTAGTGTTAGTTCCAGCATTGCTCCTGCAAGTTATACGGGAGTCTATCAGATTCCTGTACCAACTCAGAGACTAGATACAAACATTCAACGTGCAGTGGGTTTAAAGGACTACTATTCAGGTAGCACATGTTCGTACACTGTCACGCTAGATAGATTACAAAAATTAGGTGTTGATAGAGTTTGGATTTACAACTATGGAGTATGGGATGACTTTAGTAAACCCGTTTGGTCAATTGCAGATAACAATTGGCAAATCCCACAAGCATCATTTGCACACTTATTATCAGAAGCAAATAAAAGAAACATCAAAGTGTTTGTGGCATTACAGTTTACAGCTATTGATTCAAAAGGTAATATGTTGCCGTTTGGACAGAATATATCACCTACATTACTACAATCAATGCTTGACAGTCACAAAAAAGCATTAACTAGCATAACTAACAAATATGGAAGTAGTTTGGGTGGTGTCAGTTTAGATTGGAATGCATTTCATATTGTAAATATGCAGGATCATACTGATAGATGGGCTACTAATATGGTAGCACTAGCGAATGAGATTCGTACAAACTTCTCAGGTGTCATTACATATGGACAACACGGTATGCCAAAGTATGACAGTAGGATTTTCAATGTTATTGACGAAATTCATATTAGCCTTATACCAAGACTTACCTTAACAGAAAATAATAATATATCAGTTGCTTTATTAAAAACAAAATTTACTGAGTTGATTGACCAATCATTTACTCAGTTACAAAATACAACTAAACCAGTAACTTGGGAACTTAGTATTCAAAGCAGAGACAAGTATTTCCTAGAAGGTTGGGTAGAAGATGGATTCTGTATTGTATCAGGAGGCAATGGCTCACCAACTGATTACAACAATCCATTATGCTCTCAAAAAAATTACGTAACTGACTTTAGCATTCAAGCTATGGGTGTACAAGCGGCATTAGAGGCTATTGCATCACAAAATAAATTTACAACTAAATCAGTTGACTTTCATTCAAGCTATTGGCACACTGATACAGTTACTCCCGGAAATGAGGGATTCCCTAACTTCTCACAATCTATTCGTGGTAAGCCTGCTGAAAATATTATTAAATACTGGTTCGCTAAATAATAATATGACACAATATTCAATCATGGGCATCAGCGGGGCAGTTGACAATTTTATTGTTGATACTTTCATAAAGTTGGGATTTATTACAGAGTATAATAATATTGGTCGCCCATTAGATGATTCACAAACCGCTGTTATTATTTCATATAGTCACGGTGGTTTTGCTTGGGTTATGACTTCACATGCATTAAGAACGGTATTTACATTTACACCTGAACTGTTTGATTCTTGGAAAAAGAATTGGGTCGGTGATGAACAAATTTTATGTAGGGAAGATATTACACATGAACGTTGGGCAAATCATGTTCTAAAAAGTTATAATCACATAGGATTCTATGCCCCACTCAACGGACTATATGTTGAAGTTGAAAAAAGAATAGGTAATGACAAGTGCCCCAGACATGAAATCAAACTTGAGGATATAGTCACAGATCCTGAAAAAGTATTGACACAAATTAGCATGATTGTCAACAAAGATATTCCTATAAATGTCAGAGAATTTTTCCTTACAGAACAAAAAAAGAAGAAGGAAATCATGGCTCCTTGGATGAATGCTATAGTACTAGAAAATAAAAACTCTCGAAAATTAAAAGTAAATCATTTTGATTACACTACTGATTTGTTAATTGATTAACCATTTGTCCAAACAAAATAGTTGACAACAAAACGTTTTGGGCATATAATAGAATCTTAGACAGCAACAAACAGGAGTTGAAGATGGAACTAACAGTTGTACAAGGTGATAAGATTCGCTATACATCAGCCGCAGGTACACGTGTTGCTGTAGTAAAAAGTATTACAATTCGCCCAACTGCAAGGCCCAATCATTCAATTGCTTGGCTGAATTTGACTGTCCCTGCTCAGGGTAGTGCAAAGTTCTCATCCGATGTAAGTATTCCTGCTGATTCAGGCTCACTAAAGGCATTTAAAGTCGAAATGGCTTGACAATAAATGGTTTTGGTTGTATAATAGATACATAGACAGCAAAGAGAAGGAAACAAAATGTCATTCGAAAAAGTCGTGTTAGATAAAGTTGCTAAAGTTCTCAAACAAGAGCGCCAAGCGTATTTTGCATACGGTACACTTTTTGTACAAGCCCCTGAGCGTGACGCCCGTCGTGTCTTCTCTATGCTTTGCAAAGAGTATGATTTTAAAGTTTCTCCAAGTAAAGTTGGTGACGAATTTGCTTACGATTTTATTGCTTGACAATAAAACGTTTCGGGTATATAATAGAATCTTAAACAGCAAGAAAGAACACAATGACTCCATTGACAGAACGCCAAAAAGCACTGATTGTTTCTAACGTAGTTAAGTCAGTAAAAAACATTGACAACCTCAACAAGACTGGTTACAATTTTGTGTATCAGTGTTCAGGTTTTATTGCTCACTATGACATGTATGGTTTCATTGCATCATACACAGGTGAATCATTGAAACAAGACCTTATTTCTTACGCAGGTCAGAATCAATGGCGTAACTTTCGCCCCGGCGAACGTGACTATGATTACTACATGGCAAAAGCCGATGTATACAATCGTATCCTCTCTCAAATCATCTAAGGAGTTAACATGCGGCAAATTGTGATAGGTAGACTTGAGGCACTAGTTAATGATGGTGCTGAGTTGTTTCTAGATGTTGAAGAAACGGATCCAGTAACACTAGATGAACTGGACGAATTGTCTGACAATGATGTATTGTCAGTGTATGAAAACGCAATCATGTTTAAGGGGTAACCACAATGAAAACATTTATTCTTGGTACAATCTTTGGTATCGTAGTCGCTACTGTCGGCTTCTCGGGTATTGCTAAAATGCTTGATAACGGCATTGAGAAAACAAAGGCTATTGCAGTCGAAGGAGCAAAGTAATGGATAAGTGGTTAACAATTTGCTTAATCTTTGTCGTGTTCGGTATGTTCAGTCCTGTCATTGTGATGGAACATGGCAAAAAAGAATGTCGTATTGAGGCTATCAAGGCACAGATGCCAGCCGATGATATTCTAAAATTGTGTAAGTAAAATTGTCAAATTAAATGAATGCCTTTAAAAATATATTAATCATATTATTGTCCTTACTAACAGTGATATTTTGGCTATCACCTGAGGATGATGAGTATGAAGAAGATTCGGTAATTATAGAATATAATTGTTCACAGTTGGATGATTATGAGAGTGTTCCGTATGAAGTACGTGATGAATGTAAAAAACGTCAAAAAGTTAAAAACAATTTAGGAAAATACAATGTCAGCAAGCTGGATTCGTAAATTAAACGAGAGTGATAGTCGCCTTCACAAAGAAGATGTAATTTTGCAGGCACTTGAGGCAAGTGTCCTCGGTAGTGTAAATGCACAAATATTTTTAGGCTTTACTAAAGCCTGTTATAATCCTTATGTAACATTTGGCATTAAGCAAGTACCAGGCTCTATTGGTATTACTGATGCAGAGAATCCTTGGGAAGAATTCAATGAACTGATGTTGCAACTTAGCCAGCGTCGGTTGACAGGTCACGCCGCACGTGATGCTATTCAAGAAATGGCTGAAAGGTTTGACAGTGACGAATGGAATACGTTCTTGGCACCAGTACTACGCCGAGACCTTCGTGCAGGTATTAGCGACAAAACTATCAATAAAATTTGTAAAAAAACTGATTACGAGATTCCAATCTTTGGTTGTCAACTAGCAACTAATAGTGAAGGTCGTCCTGAAATGAAGGGTATCAAACGACTTGAGCCTAAACTGGATGGCGTGCGTATGTTAATGATGGTCATCCCCGGTGATGACGGTGAAACTACTATTATTTGCTTTAGTCGTAATGGTAAACAATTTGAAAACTTTACGCACATTGAAGATCAGGTTCGTAGTAACTGGGTTAAAATGGTTCGCAAAGCCGCAACAAGTAATTTGAGTATGGGATTTGTACTTGACGGTGAAGTAATGGGCAACAGTTTCCAAGAACTAATGCGACAAGCACGCCGCAAAACAGACGTACAAGCTGATGATAGTGTGTACAATGTATTTGATATTATTCCACTTGCAAGTTTCCGTGAAGGTCACTGGAATGCACAATTAAGTAAGCGCATTCAAATACTAGAAGATATGCGCCCAGTAATTGACAACATGCCTAATGTTGAATTGCTCCCGCATATCATAGTTGATTTGGATACAGCCGCAGGTAAGGATCAACTTGAACGTTATGCTAAAGACAATGTTAATGCAGGCTTTGAAGGCATTATGATTAAAGAACTAGAAGCCCCTTATATCTGTAAACGTAGTACAGATTGGATGAAGTGGAAACCTACGATTACAGTAGACTTGGAGGTCATCGGTGTTGAAGAAGGTACAGGACGTAATGAAGGTCGCTTGGGAGCACTTGTGTGCGCCGGAGTCGATGACGGTAAAGAAATTACTGTTAACGTTGGTAGTGGTTTTAGTGATGCAGACCGTGATAGTTATTGGCGGGATAGCAATTTCATCATTGGTCGCACCGCAGAAGTCATGTGTGATGTGATTACACAAAACCAAGATGGTACATATAGTTTGCGTTTCCCTCGCTTTATTAGATTTAGGGATGATAAATGAACGAACGAATTGAAAAAATTTCTGAACAGGCTAGACAATATGCCGACAGTATGTATCCAAGCGGCCTTGATATAGCAAAATGGGGACCAGCATATCAAGAAAAGTTCGCCGAGTTGATTGTTAGGGAATGTTGTTTGGCATTGTGGACAGAAGAATGTCATACAAGTGACTTGGCATTTGACGAAGTAAAACGCAACGCTACTAGGATCAAAGAACATTTTGGAATTGATCCAAATGAAATCACGGAAGATATGTTAGCCCGTTCTATTAAATGGATGGAACAACAGTTAGAAGATAAGAAACATTTTGGAGTTGAAGAATGAATAGACGATTAAAAGAACTTGCCGCAGATGCCGGGTATCCAGATTATATGACATATGGCCAAGACA